GACGGTATGAATCCGCACGTCGTCGTGGCGGACGAGTTGCACGCCTGGCAGGAGCACCATCGTCCGTTTTATGACACGATGGTCACTGGATCTGGTGCCAGATCGCAGCCACTGTTTTTAGTCATTACAACCGCTGGAGACGATACATCGCATCTTTGGCTGGAGAACTACCAATACGCATGTAACGTGGTCAAAGGAGTCTTTCGAGACGACTCTCTATTTGCGTTTATCGCGGAGCTGGACGAAAAAGACGATCCTGGAGACGAGTCTCTGTGGATCAAGTCGAATCCGAACTTAGGCGTGTCGGTGTCACTCGACTATCTGAAGCAGCGATGGAACGAAGACAAGGCAACGCCAATAGGTCAGAATCGCTTTACACGATATCACGGCAACCGGCTGGTGACATCGACCGCCAAGGCTTTTGATCTCGGTGAATGGGATGCATGTGCAGGCGAGTTTTCAGACTGGTCTGCCGCAGATGCTATCTGTGCAGGCATCGACCTCGGGTCGAGAGACGACTTCGCGGCCTATGCTTTATGTGCCAGGTTTCTCGTCAGTGACACCGACGTTCCTGTCTATCGCTACGAGATTGATACGAAGTGCTACATTGCAGCGGACTCCAAGCGAGATCTAACCAAGATGCCTTTTGCCGAGTGGGTTCACAACGGTAACCTGCGTCGTTGCCAATACCCGATTGCAGAGCTGAAAGAGGATCTTCTGAACGACTGCAAGCAGCACGTGATTCTCACCATCGGTTTCGACCCGTACAACGGACAGCAGATTGGCGAGGAACTAGGAAAAGAAAACCTCATTGCAGCATCGGTTGCACAGAACCATCGAAACTTTAACGAACCAATCCGTGAGTTTCTAAAATGCATTCAGGACAGGAGGTTTTTGCACAATGGCAATCCGCTTCTGAAGTGGTGTGCAGGAAACGCAGTTGTCGCGTCTGATGTTCGCGACCACATCATGTTCGACAAGAGAACATCGACCGAGAAGATCGACCCGATTGTTGCAGCGGTCATGGCATTTCGTCTGGCGTCTTTAGCACCGACCAGGGCGTCGGGGAGTCTGTTTATATCATGAGTGCTACTGGTCTGATGAAACCGCTAAAGTGGTTTTTGGATCTGTTTACCGGCGAAACCGACAGCAATGTTTCGGTCGAGCGAGCACTTACAAGTGCAGCGTTTTTTTACGGTGTGCGTAAGATAACGAATAACTTCTCAATGCTGCCGTGTCATTTGTACAAGCGACAAAACAACATTACGGAAATCAAAGACAAGCATCCAGCACAACTCATTCTCAAAGAGAGTCCGAACGCATATCAGGTTCCGTTTGTTTGGAAACAGCAACACCTATCGCACGCTATTCTTTGGGGCAACGGTGCGTCGTATATCTACCGAGAAAACGGTGTCCCAAAGGAACTCATTCCGCTCATGCCAGACAGGACGATGGTCTGGATGGTGGATGGTCAGAAGGTGTTTACAACCAAGCCGGATAGGGACGACCGTTTTGATTTGGTGACGGACATGCGAAACAATCCTGAGCAGGTGGTGTCTCTCGAGGATGCAGATGTGTTTCACACGATGGGTTTTACCGTCGATGGCTATTCTGGGATTTCAATCGTTCGGATGGCAGCTAACACACTGAACATCGATACGTCGGCTGACAGGCACTCTATGCGACAGCTTAAGAAGGGCTACGCCGGAGGTCTCATGCTAGAGGCACCTCCTGGTGCATTCCGTGGCGAGGCACAGGCTAGAGAGTTCCTGGAGGATTTTAGGCGCACTCACGACGGAGAAGACAACGCAGGCAAGACCGCGATGCTACGTGAGGGCATCAAAGCGAACGTGATGGCGATGAGCAACAAGGATGCTGAACTGCTGGACAACAGGCTATTCACTCGTCAGCAGATCGCATTGTGGCTCGGCTTAGAGTCTATCCTCGGAGATGAGAAAAGCGTCAGCTACAACTCGCTAGAACAGAAAAACCTTTCGTATTTGATGAACTGCCTCGGTGCATGGCTGACGCAGTTCGAGCAGCAAGCAGCTATGAAACTCCTAACGCTACGAGAAAGGCAGAGCGGATACTACTTCAAGGTCAACGACGGTGCTCTGCTAAGGTCTGACAAGTCGGCAGCCGCTGAATTCGTATCGAAGCTAATCAGCGCGACTGTCATCAGCCGTAACGAGGCTCGAGAGGTGTTCGATTTGAATCCAGTCGAGGGTGGAGACGTTTACGAGAATCCAGCGACATCCAGCAATGCCAGTCGGCAAATCGAGCAGGACGATCCGGAGGATGACAGCGAAGACTCTACACCCTCTCAGCCTGCCTCGGCACAAAACCGATCGGCACTCGAGGACACGATTCGAAATCTAATCAAGGTGGAGTCGGCCCGAGTCGTTGCGATGGCAAAGAAACCAAGCGCGCTCATTAGCAAGGTCGATAAGTTTTACGAACGATGGGAGCGAGATTTGGCCGACAAATTCGAGTCGTTTGGTTTAGACCGCGATTTGGCGACGAAACACTGCCAAGAATCCAAGCATCAGATTTTAGCAATCGCCGAGAAAAACCACGGCGATGAAGTCGAAACAGTACTGAGGAACGCGACAGCACTGTGGCAAAACAGGTCCAGCAAAATTATTTACGGAGGTGTGCAATGCTGAGCGTGAATGCGAAAAGTGGTGAGGTGTATCTCTACGGTGTCGTCGGCGGCGGAATGTTCGAAGACGGTTTCACCGAGAGCGACGTACTAAAAGCACTTTCTGATCTTGGCAATAAACGAGCCACTGTGCGAATCAATTCGCCTGGTGGGTCGGCTGACCAGGGCATATCGATCTACAACGCACTCAAACGGCACAAATACGGTGTCGATACGGTTGTCGATTCCTTGGCAGCGAGTGCGGCGAGCGTGATCGCATTGGCTGGAGAGAAGCGGACATCGTCTATCGGATCCAGGTGGATGATCCACCGCGCGATGACGTTCGAGGTCGGCAATGCCAACAGAATGCGTAAGACTGCGGACGTGCTAGAAAAATACGACGACTCGTTAATCGAGATCTACAGTCAATATATGTCATCCGACGATATTAAATCGCTGCTAGAAGCAGAAACGTGGTACACCGCAGACGAAGCCATGCAGGCGGGGTTGGCGACTGAGGTGGATGGCAAGACGGATGCGAAGCCTGCTATTGCAGCTTGGTTCGAAAATCCGCCTGACGATTTAGTCGAACAGGCTGTTAAAAACACCTACAGTGCTAAATTTAAAATTCTGCGATCAAAATTGGTTGACTTGGCGATTTAGTTCCGTACTAATATTAAACATCAACGCGGAAAAGTAACTCCGCAACAAAATCGACTTAAGCAACTCTATTGCAACTCGTTAGCGGCATGAGAGGCGCAGCGTCGAACGTGACTGTTTGTTTCGTTCCACGCTGGCACTCCAATGCCGCATTCTTTTTTTAATGACGTGGACTGTGCCAGCACATCTATAGGGCACAGGATATGAATCTAAAAAATCTGATTGCAGCAAAGCAAAAAGACATTGCTTGCTTGCTTGACGAGGCCGAAGCAATTGTTGCTGTGGCTGAGCAAGAACGCAGAGATATTTCTGCCGAAGAAAACAAGAGAATCGACGAGATCACTGGCGATTCTGGACTGCTAAACACTTTAAACAAAGAAGTCGAAGCACTCGAAAAACGAGTCCAGACCATGGAAAAGGCCAAAGTATTGGCCGCTCAGAGGGCTGTATCTCAGCCAGAGGTTCCGTTCGCATCGGCACCTAAGAAATTCACCATTCCAGCCAAGGCCCGAGCGACTCATTCGCTTTCGGCTTTTGACAACACACCAGAGGGTGAATACGAAGCCTACGCCTCGGGCCAATTCATTCTGGCGACCATTGGAGGCAGCTCCAAGGCACGTCAGTGGTGTGCTGAGCACGGAGTCATCCAAAACGCAATGAGCGAACTCGATGACCTCCGAGGTGGCAATTTGGTTCCACCTGAGTTCGAGCGCGCAGTCATCCGCCGAATGGAAGAGTTTGGTGTGTTTCCGCAGTATGTACGCCGCACCGAGATGTCTGGCGAAGTTAAGACGATGCCTCGCCGAATTAGCGGTCTGACCGTCTATTTCCCAGGCGAAGGCGGGTCGATCACCGATTCGGATATGTCTTACAACCAAGTCAATTTGGTTGCAAAGAAGGCAGCAACGCTGACCAAGATTTCTTCGGAACTCTCCGAGGATGCGGTCATTTCGATCGCTGACGAATTGGCGATGGAGGCAGCATACGCACACGCCGTGAAGATCGACAACATCGGCTTCCTCGGTGACGGCCTGCCAGCTAGCGGAAACATCATGGGCCTCGACAACGTCTTGGCAGCCGGATCTGTCTCTACGGCGACCTCGACGACCATCGGTGCCCTGACACTGACCGAGTCGAACGCATGCATCGCCAAGCTGCCACAGCTGCCAGGCATGTCGCCTGTTTGGTTCATGCACAGTGCCAACTACTGGAACGGACCAGCGCGACTGATGAGTGCAGCGGGTGGTAACAACACGTTGACGCTGCGAGACGGTTCGACCGTTTATCAGTTCCTCGGGTATCCAGTCGTGTTCACTCAGTGCATGAGTTCCGCAGGTACGACTGCAACGACTTGGGCATTCTTTGGCGATCTCTCGATGGCAGCCACGATGGGTGTGCGACGCGGTTTGACGATGGCAGCAGACACGAGCGTCTACTTTGCCAACGATCAAATCGGTGTTCGATCGACTTATCGATACGACATTGCAATCCATGAAATTGGAACCGCTTCTGTAGCTGGTCCAATCGTCAAGTGCAAGCTTGGCTAATTTTGAAAACCACTTCAGTTTAAGGAACCAATTTTATGTCTAATTTACTACAGAATTGCAAATTCGTCGCAGCAATTAAACCTGCTGCGATTGTCAACAATGCTAGTGCAACAGCAGAGGTCATCGATACTCGTGGCTACAACTATTGCACGATTGTTTTAGGCTTGGGCGCAACGGATATCGCCCTAACTGCCCTGAAGGTCGAAGCGTCTAGCACCTCTGGAGGTGTTTATGCCGACATCACTGGTGCCACGTTCGCGGCAGGATCTGGCGTCGGTGGAGCGACGCTCGCACTGCCGTCGGCTACGGACGACGGTCAAGTGTGCGTGTTTCAGATCGACATGCGTGGTAAGAATCCATTCCTGAAGGTCGTCGCGACCTTTGGTAACGGTTCTAGCGGCGGCTTTATTGCAGGAACTGCAATTTTGTCTCACGCTGCTTTGGCACCATCTACATCGACTGGAATGGCTGACGGCGACGTTTGCCGAGTCTAGTCATGAAGGTTCGATTACTAAGGTCTTGGGGCGGATTCGATGCAGGGAAAGTATTCGAATCCGTCCCGGACGGCCAGGCACAGGCAATGATCGAGTACGGGTACGCCGAGGAGGTGGTCGCAGAAGATGACTCACGAAACAAACCTGCTATACAACAACCAAAGCACCGTACAAAGTCTGTATCGTAAATCGACTCCGACTGTGGTCACCGCTGCGACTTTGCAGCCTTTGACTCTAACGGAGGTCAAGAAGCATCTAGAAATAGATGACGATGACTCTGAGCACAATACTCAACTCGAGTCTATGATCGACGAGGCGTGTGAGCAATGGGAGTCCGATACGGACTCGATTTGTATGCAGCGAACGCTGCGGATCACCACAAACGAGTTCTACGACGACTTTAAACTGCCTCTGCGTCCAATTACATCGATCACATCGCTGAAGTATTACGACCTAAACAACGTTCAGCAAACGTTGGCGACGACGGTCTACGGATTCGATGCGGCTAACCGATCTATACGACTCAAAACGAACCAATCGCTACCGACGTTTACACCTCGGTGGGATGCGTTCGAAATAACGTATGCCGCAGGTCATGCGACCGCAGCGACGATACCAGCGTTGTGGAAGCGTGCGATGCTGCTGCTGATCGCGTATTACTTCGACAGCAATCGAGGCGATAACGATCGGCTATACGACATGAAGAATTACGAGCGTCTCGTCTTAAAGTGCATGAGGAATACCTACCCATGACGCGACCTCGTGGTTTTCATACGGCACGGCTGACTGACCGTGTTTGGATTCAGGAGGCGGTGGAGACGCAGGACGACACTGGACAACCAGTTGTCAGCTGGAAAACGTTTCTGTCCCGAGAACCAGCTGAATTCATTCCGACCGGTGGCCAGGAAACGTTGCGTGGTAAACAACTCGAGGCGGGCACTCGAGCCATTTTCGTCGTCCGTGCTAAGCATGGCTACAACGAGCAGATGTCTGTGCTGGTGAAAACCAAGTGCGGAGAACAGCGTTATGGGATCACCTACATCAATCCGGTGGGTGGAGGAAACCGCTATTTAGAATTGGTGTGCAAGACCTAATGGATATAGAAGTAACCATCAATCCTCAAGCGTTAGGAATGTTAGACCAGCTAAATGGTCTGGTCTACAACGCCATCGTCGAATCCTGCATGCCAGCAATGGCGAAGCCGATCATCGTCAAGGCGACTGCTATTGCGCCGTCCTCACGTCGTAGCGGGACACGTTTGAAGTGGGGCAAGAATGCAACTCGCAATCCAAAGACTGGCAAGGTGAACTTTGATCCGGTCG